AAGTAAAGTTCTTATTATTAACGTTTTTTACCTTTTGTACGCTTGCATCCATTACCATAGAACCTGGTGTATTTGCAGTAATATACACTACTCTTACTGGTATCATTGTTTCTAGTTTGGCTATAATTTTAGTTACAAACTCTACTACATCTTGCTCTTCATAGTATTTGCATATATCTAATTGCTTTCTAAAAAAGCCATCAGTTAGTAAAAACACTGGCTTACCTTCATATGAACCGTTTAATATAGTCTCTGTTATACCAAATATAACGTGATGGTAAAATAGCTTTTTTACATCTTTGTTAGTTAATGGTTTATCTAAAAGCTTGTATGTTTTTAAATCACTGAAGATTTTACCACCTATTTGATGCTCAAATAATTCGTTAAAGTTTATAAGTGTGATGTTTTTTTCCGGAAACTCTACTATTACCATGATAGTAGTTTATTGCTGTTCCAATAATAGCTTTGGTGCTCTACCTATACGGCAGTTTATAATTCCGTTGTAAAATCCTGGCTTTAACAAAACATCATTTTCAAATTGCAGTTTAGCTTCAAAATATGCTAACTCAAATTTACTTTGACAAAACCTTACTATTTCAAACTTAAACTTATCTTTACCAATTTTAACAATATCCTCATTAACATCATTAGAGGAAGACGTATATGTCTTCCAATCCGTCTCTATATCGAAGTGTCTTTTGTTTTTTCTTCCTTTGAGAGGTTTAAGTTTTTTAACGCTTTTAATCTGCTTTTTACCGATATATTTTTTACCAGTGAGTGTATTTGTAATGATATAAATAAAACCGTAAGGCAAAATATCGTTGTTGAAAGCTTCATTTGTTGTCCAGTGTCCTAAGTCCATTATTTCTTTTTAGCAGATTTACCACGTTTGGGGAACCTGTTTTGTATACTTAAGTTACGTCTGGCTATCTTTCCACCAAAGATTGATTTAGGTATTCTGTAATCACCGGTGGCGTACGTATCAGTGCCTGTGGTTCCTGTAGCAGTACCATTAGTATACATAGAAGGTGAGTTACCTACTGAGCCACCTCTACCAGCTGTATTAGGAGATGTGGCTACGTAGTTTGGTCCATCTTCGTTAAGTACTTTCTTAAAATATTTGGAATACATGGTTGACTTTGTTATATTAGTATTTATAATTGTTTTATGGAGATAGTAGAAAAGTATATAAAAGAGATTGAAGAAGATCTAAAAATTGACGAATTCAATATCAAAGAAGCTTCTCTCAAGACTCCAGGACGTAAGCACTTCTGGGTTAGCAGACTTATCAATCACAAGCGCAATCTATACTTCCTTGAACAGGAGTTAGAAGAAACCTCTAAGAAGTTAGTAACGGAGACAAGAGAAAAATCACCAGTAGCTATATCTTCAATTACTTTACAAAATGCTGTAGCAGAAAGTGATGTAATTAAAACTTTACAACTCAAAATAAAAGAAGAAAAATTTTTAATTGAGTTACTAGAAAAGACTGAAAAAACGTTTTCATCGCTTACATATGATATTAAGAACATAGTAGAAATTATGAAGCTTGAACAGATGTAATGATAACGTTTGAATATTTTCCAAATAAAAGACAATGTAGGATCATCGGAGAAAAGTTTGATGAAATAAGAGAGCATTTTAGTGTTAAAAACGATAATGCTTTTTTTATGAGAAAATTTAGAGGAGGTTTTGCTCCCTCTAGAATTTATTGCATTACACCTACAGGTTTATTTGAGCCAGGATTATTTTATGATATATTAAGGTACATTAAAAATGTATATCCTAATGAAGAAATAAAAATAGATGATAATTTAAAAGATGCTGTAAAACCGTTTTACAGTAATCAAGAAGTTTGGGACAATTTAAATTTAAAACTTAGAGATTATCAGCACGATATTGTCAAACAAGCATTATCTTTTGGACGTGGAATTATTAAAGTAGGAACTGGCGGAGGTAAAACCTTAACAATTGCTTCTATTTTATCATCAATTTACAAAAATAACATGCATGGAAAAATGTCTTGCTTGTTAATAGTTCCTGATTTAACTCTTGTTGATCAAACGTACAATGATTTTATACAGTATGGAGTTCCATTTACTATTACAAGATGGACTGGTTCTCATAACCCTGAATTTGAAAGTTCCGTTATTATTGCTAATATGGGAATTTTACAAAGTAGATTTGATGAACAAAAATGGTTAACCAATGTAGACATTGTGGTTATAGATGAGTGCCATAAACTTAAAAAAGGGAACAAAATAGGGAAAATTATCAGTTCCATAAAGACGTTCCATAAATTTGGCCTAACTGGAACACTTCCCGATACAAAAGTTGATGAATGGAACATTGTAGGAAAAATAGGAAATGTGTTTTATGAGAAGAATTCCTATGAATTGCGCACTGAAAGTTACCTTACAAACGCTGAAATTAAAGTTATAAACATAAGTTATCAGGATAAAGTACGGTACGTACCAGATCAAAACAAGTATAAAACTGAGTTAGACTTTATATACAACAATAATTTCCGTAATAGTATTATAAAGCAAGTGTGTGATAAGTTTAAAAACAATGTGCTTATAATGGTTAATCATATTGCACACGGTGAAGCTTTATATAACTACATTAGTACCCATTTGCCGGACCGTAAAGTGTACTTTATACGAGGTGAAGTTGATGTGGATGAGCGTTCTAGAGTAATAAAAGAGATGGAATCCAGTGATAACATCATTTGTATTGCAATAAGTGCTATATTCTCAACAGGAGTTAATATAAAAAACTTACATATGATTGTTTTTGCCTCAGGAGGTAAAAGTTTTATACGAATTATTCAATCTATTGGTAGAGGTCTACGTTTAAACCCTAATAAAGACAAATTATCCATTATAGACTTAGCGGATAAATTAAAATACAGCACAGAACACGCCATAAGACGTCAAGAAATTTATACTCAGGAAAAAATACAGTATAAAACATGGGATATAGTTGAAAATCGGTAAGTATACTATATTATTTACGTATGGCTAAACGCGGTCCCAAACCTAAGAAAACTGAATACTATATTGACCCTGCTGTCTTTAAGCAACAATTAGTAGAGTACTATAAAGATAGTGAAACAAATGAAAGCGTTATAGCCGAGTCAATTAATAAAATTGCTCACGGGTTAAGTTACTCATCCAACTTTATTAATTACACTTATAAAGATGAGATGATTGGAGATGCAATTGTTAAAATGTTTACAGCCGTTAAGAATAAAAAGTTTAACGTTAATTCAGAATATAATCCATTTTCATACTTTACTACAATTGCATTTCACGCATTTATTAACCGTATTAAAAAAGAAAAGAAGCATACAGAGGCATTGAATGAGTATAGAAGCCGGTTTTATGAACAGGAGTTAATGGAAAGCTCTGACGCTAACATCTATGTTAAACCGGAACATGATGATAATGATGGTTACACCAGTAATGAATAATAAGGTAGCTATATTTTCAGATATACATTTAGGGGTACATCAAAATTCAAGTTTTTGGATTGATGTATCTTTGGAATGGGTTGATTGGTTTAAGCAAAATATACAATCAAAAGGTATTACAGATATTATTTTTTGTGGCGACTTTTTTCACTATAGAGATGAGGTAAGTTTAATATCATTAGACGCCGGTAATAGAATTTTAGATAAGTTAAAAGACTTTAACGTCCATATGATAACTGGTAACCATGATTGTTATTATAAAGAAACATCTGAGGTAAATAGTTTATCAATATTCAAAGGCAGGGATAATATTAAAGTGTATGATACTTTATATACCAAACAAATAGGAGATAAGACATTAACTTTTTGCCCTTGGGGTACTAAAATTAATGATATTAGTAAGTCTGATATATTGTTTGGTCATTTTGAGTTACAAAACTTTAAAATGAATGCATTTAAAGTATGTGATAATGGAGATAGTCCAGAAGAACTTACTAAGAAAGCACCTTTAATATTTTCAGGCCATTTTCATTTAAGAGATGAAAAGAAATTTGATAATAGTACAATTGTATATGTTGGTAATCCATTTGAAATGGACTTTGGAGATGCATATCAGCGCAAAGGCTACTACATTTTAGATATACAGCAAGGTAGTTACGAGTTTATAGAAAATGCTAATACTCCAAAACATATTAAAGTATATCTCTCAAAACTTATCAAGTTAAAAGACGTTGATACAAATTTTAAGTCATTTATACCTAATAATATTGTTAAGTTGGTAATTGATAAGAATATAAGTTCAGAACATTTAGATGCTCTGATAGCTAAAATGTCTACATTTAAGCCAAATGACTTGCATGTTGATTATGACGTAAATTATAACAAAATAAAGTTAAGTGATGACACAGCTGTAGATTTGTCTGGTGTTGATATTATTAAAGCCATAGAAGACTTCGTGGCTATGTTAGATATAAACAATAAAAAAGAAGTTGTAGACTACACAATCAGTCTATATAATAAATCTAAACTATGAAGTACGTTACGTTCCAACGCCTTAAGATAAGAAACTTCTTATCAATAGGCGAAGATGAAGTTATTGTCGATTTTAAGAAAGGTCTCCATATCATTACTGGTATTAATAGAGACAAGGAAGATCGTCGTAACGGGGTAGGTAAGTCTACTATTGCTGATGCACTTTATTTTGCTATATTTGGTTCTACTATTAGAGAAATTAAAAAGGAGTTTATATCTAATAACTTAACAGGAGGTACTTGTGAAGTAGAACTAACTTTTAATGTAAACTCTCCAAGAGGTAATAACAATTTTAAAATAATACGCAGTTTAAACCCATCCAAGTTACATATTTTTAAAGATGGGGTAGATAGGACAAGAGACAGTATTGTTAATACTACAGAATACATTGAAGCAGTACTAACATCATCAGAAGAAGTATTTCATAACTGCGTTATTATGACCATAAACAATACACTACCGTTTATGGCTAAGACTAAAGTTGAGAAACGTAAGTTTATTGAACAGATTTTTAACTTGCAAATATTTTCAGACATGTTGCAAAACTTGCGTGAAGATATAAACTCAGTTAATAAAAACTTTGATATTGAAACTACAAAGTATAATGAGATTGAAAAGTCAATTCAAACGTATGAAACTCAAAAGCAATCAAGAGTTAAAGAACGTGAAGATAAAATTAGCAACATTAATAACAAGATTGAGTATAATAGTAAAGAAATAGATAAACTTAATAACGAATTAAGCAAGTCTGAAAATATTGACTTAACTATTAAAGAGGAAGAGATTAAAACGCTTAATAAAGGTTATGATGCAGTTGAA